TTTTTTTTGCAAAATGAAAATAAACACCTCGGCACATAACAATATATCTATTTCTTCTATTTTCTGTAATATCAACATCAAAATGATTGTTTACTACCTGTATAATATATTTTAAATCCATATTTTTTTATAAAATTAAAGAACCATCTTCATTAAACTCATTCCAAATATAACCTGAAACAATACCAGTTTCAACATATATTTTCCAATCATTAAACGCCCTTTTCCAACCTTTACGCCCTTGTTCAATCATTTCACTACTTAAACCGTAAACCTCAACAGAAAACGGATAATTTGTTTCGACTGCTATAAACCTAAAGTTTTCTGCTGGCAATCCAATCATATCTGAATAAAATGCAGCTTGTAAATGATAGCCATATTTATAAACATCTCTTTTAAATGCAACTGGCGAATTATCTTGGCAAGTTTTAACGTCTGAAATAAAGTTTTCAATCTTATTTAAAACGTCAGGCCTTATTCTAACTTCAATATCTTCGTGTTTTTTGTAATGCGACAATTCAATTTCGCCTTTACAATATTTTTGTGCTAAATCGTGATTTCTAAAATTTTCTAATATTTTAGTGATTTTATTGTGATCGTCAAAAGCTAAAAGCAATTTTCCTTCAGCCTTTTTTTGCTCTATTTCAAACGCCTCTTTTCCAGCCTTTGTGCGCCTATCTATTTTAGGCATAACGTAATAATCTTTATAATACAATTCAGGTTCTAGCATAGCGCAATGCACCGCAGAACCCAACGCCATCGCAGACGATTCAAAAGGTTTTTGATTTAAAAAATGGTATACTGATTTTTTGTAAATCGTTTTTAATCCTGAAGCGCTAATTCCTGGTGATGAATGATAAACCTCGTTAGTGTCAAATTTTGTTTTCATTTTTGTTTGTTTTAGTTTGTTTTTTCTGTTTCGCCAAGCAAATAATTATTTTGCTGCCTTACTGTTTCGTTTAACTTTTCCAACTCCTTTTCCAAGGATTGAATTCGATACTCTAAAAATTTAATTCGTTCTTGCATAATGTTTTAATTTATTTATTTTTTCAAAAGTAAAAAAATATTTTCAATTTACAAAACAATTTAAAAAAAAATGCGATTTCTATATTGAAACCGCACTTAAAACATAATTATATTTTATTTAAAATGGCAAATCTGAAGGCGCAGCCTCTTCAACTTGTTTCTTTTCAGCGTCAGGCTTCCAAGTGTTAACCGATACTGAAACATCTTTTCCGTAATTGTCAGCTTGTTTTTTATCGTTTACATTTAATTTAATGTATTTTTTACCATTGTATTCAAAAATATGCTCCGCTGGTAAATCACTCAAATTTAAAGTGATTGCTCTAAAATCTCCGTATTGCGTGCTTACTTTTTTTCCGCTTCCGCAATAAATTGTTTCTTTTTTCTCTGTACTCATTTTTACTTAATTTAAATTAAACTTACTATTTATTTTTTGTCTATATTCTTTTTTCATTCTAAAGTTTTTTATAACCTTTTCCGCTTGCTCTTTTGTAGCTTTTAACGTTGCATTTAGTTGCGCCTCTGTAAGCCATTTGCGTTGATCTTCTTGCGTTGTTTGGTTTTTTACTGCATTTTGCACCTCTTCAGCTGAAGCGATTGACGTATCAATTCCAATACCTAAATAACCAAGCGCCCTACCTAAAGCCGAAGTAAATCCATTCTCTAAAAAAGATGTTTTATTTATATAGCTGGAATCTCTATATTCCTGGGCGTGTGCTGAAACTACAATATCGCCATCAGCATCTAATATTTCAACTTTAAAAATACCTTCTTTGTCGTCTAAAGAAACAATTGATTCAACTATTCCCCAGTTTGTAAATACTTCCTCTTTTCTAAAGTATATTAATCGTTCATTTACTGTAATGTAATCTTTTCCTTTAATGTTTATTGTTTTCATTTTTGTTTGTTTTTAAATACTTAAATTTTCTGAAATTTTTGGCAATTCAAAATCATTTTCCTGAAGGATCATAATCTCACCTAGTGTAAAGTTTTTTGGATTTTGTAGTCTTGCTTTTAGAGTTGGCATTGTGCAATCTAAAATTTTACAAACGTCATAGCGTCTTAAATTTAGGCGTTTCATTTCCGCCTTGAATAGTTGTTCAAACATATATTTTTCGTTTTTATTTATAGCAAAATTAAAAATAAATTTTCAAATAAAAAAATTTTTTTCAATAAAAAACCGCCAAAATGTAATAAATACAAGTCAGCGGCTGACAAACAAAAAAGAAAAAAAGTATTCTTTATTCTGTTATTCTTATAGAAACATCTAAATCATTGTCATCATTTGGCACGTGGCCTAAAACTTTGTATTCGTTTGATTTAATGTTATAAACTAAGCCGTCTAAAATAGTACTTTGTTGATCTTCTAAAACGTTTGGCCAATCAAACCAAATTCTATGATGTAATGATAATGGATTTGGATTTATAGATCTAAAAGAACCCTCGTATCTAGTAGTAAAGTCCCTAAAATCATTCATTATATTTTGATTTACAATATTAGTAAGTGTATTAAATTCTGTTGTTATTCCGCCATTTACATTTAAATCTCTTGACCTATACCATTTTTTTTGCATTGATGGCGAATTGGTTGGAAATAAAATTGAATTATAAGATTTTTTTGAAGTATAATTTAAATCTTCCGTTCTTATTGCTTTTATTGATTTTGATGGCGTTATATTTTTTTCAATTCCATCAATCCATATAAAATCAAAAAATTGTCCTCCATCTTGAAAAATACCTACATTGTCATAATAAGTATTTACATAATCTGCTGGAGTATTTGTTCCTGTACTCCAAATTTCTAAAGTTAAAGTTCCATTTAAAATAAGAGGAGATAAACCTGCTGTTGATTTCAATGTTTTTGTTACTGTTTGCCAAGTATTAAAATTATCAATAAATTCTCTATTTAATGTATTTGTTGAAGTCCAATTGTTAACTGAATTATCCCAATATAATGTGTTTGAACCATCTGAATACAATACTTTAAATTGTACGTATGTGAATGTTAAAGTGTCATTAGCCTCTATAAAACTAGAAAACGTAAACTTTGTACCTGGTAGCGCTAAGGTATTTATTGTGTTTGCATTAACTGTTTGAAAACATTTAACGCCAAGATTTATCGAAAATAAACCTAATTTAGCTGAAAATGTACCTTGTTTTGATATTTCATTTTCAACAATAGTTGCATTTGCTCCAGTAATATTCCAGTTATAACTTCCATATTCAAAACCAGCGTTATTATTCCAATAAGTTCGCTCATATTGTTTTGTTTCTAGCTTCTTTTTAACTTCTATAATAGGCTGCAAATATTCACGTCTTAAATCATTATTTACTGGCCTTAATTGTTTTGGCGCAACTCTTAAAGTTGAAACGTTTTCGTTACCTTGAGAAACTCCTAAATAATTAATTCGTTCAGATTCTAAAAATTCAGTATCGCCTCCTCTTAACTTTAAACTTATTAATTCTCTTATATTATTAGGACGATTTGAATTTGTGTTTAATTCTTGAATATTATTTTTGACTCTTATATCAAAAGTATTTGAATTTTCTACAATATACCATTTCCCATAACTTTGAAAAATACGCATATTGTATAAAGTTAATAATAAACTTAACTGATCTTTTGCAGTATATGAATCAAATCCATTTCTTAATTCAAATAAATAATTTGGAAAAGTTGTAACGTTTGGATATTTTACGGCTGAAACTCCATCTTCTTTAAAATATAAATCATTTAAAAATAAAATATCTAAATCTAAATCTAAATTTTGTAATATTTTTGAAATTCTTTGTATGTCTGAAGTTGTGTTTCCACTCGATTCGTTGTCATCTGCTGAAAGCGGCGCAACATAATTATTTAAAAGTCCTAAACCATCATAAGCATTTAAAGAAATAGTATAAGGCGCTGAAACCATTTGCTCCTTAAAACGATCAACTACTAGCCATCCAATCCAGTACGTTTCCCAAATAGGAAACTTTTCATCATTTATAGATTTTGAAATGCAATCTAAAGACTCAATAAAACCGTCATCGTTTTGAACTCTTTGCTCATAGTAAGTTGATAGCGTATAAAATTGTCCTAAAAATTCATCGATACATTCTAAAGATTCATAAAAACCCTGATCTTCTGTAATCCTGTCTGCATAAGATTCAGATTTACTTTGTGAAAATGATACTTTTACTTTATATTCTCGTTCGTCAAACTTATAAAATTCATCGTATTGAACAGTATCCGTTACCATTAAATTTAACTGACATCTTGATCCTATAATTGAACTATAAAAATCATCTTTTGAGTTCCATTTTACAACAACTGGATTTCCAGTTCCTATCATTGGCAAAACGTCCCCAGTATAATCTTTTTTTAATATTTCAACTTTTTTTCCATACCCTAAAACATCGGAAAATTCTAATCTATATTTAACGCCGTATGCCATTTTTTATTTTTAAAATATTCTGTCCGCAGATTCGTTTGCTCTTTCTATTGCAATAAGTAAATCTTGACCCTCTAATCTAATTTGTCCGCCAACTGTTATGTTTTGCGAACCTCCAGTATTGCCTATAATATTTTGTAATTTATTTAACGGCGCAATAACTTCAGGATTTGACCTTGCTCCAGGATATTCTCCGACAAGTCCCATTGTTGGTCCTGAAACAATACCCCCATCTGCAAAGGCAGTTGCACCACCTCCGCCTGAACCTATTTTACCAGCTTGCGCACTTGCAAAAGAACCTAATGCAACTAATGCGATACCAGCAGCAATTGCAACGGCTGGATTTAAAGATTGTAATGCTTTTTTAATTCCTTCAACACCAATACCAATAGCTATCGCCAATTTACCTAATTGAACCGCCATATTTCCAACAGTTGTTAAAACTATCTTTGATAATTTTTGCGTTAAATTTCCACCTTCAGATAATGCTTTTCCTAAAGCTTGACCAATTCCAACTGCTAAGTTATTTAATCCGCCTGTAACAATTTGATTTAAACCAGCGTTAAAGTCCATAGCGTTAGCCATCGCCTCGGCTCTTTTTTGATTTAAAACTTCCTGTTGTTGATCCATTGCATCTGGTATTCCTTCAGTATCTGCTAAAATAGATGCCGTAATTGGACCAGCAACGTCTTGAAGTCCTACCATTTGAGCGCCTGAAGTTGTAGCTGTTGGCCTTCTAGCGCCACCAGTTGTTTGATCTTCTTTAGGGGTTATTACTTTTAATGCTTCAGCAGCTATAACTGCCGAATCTTTTAAAGCTTCATTTGATGCTCTTATTGCTTTTTCCTTTTCTTCTAAAGCAGTAATTTCTTCTTTTAGTACTCTTACATTTTTCTTTACTTGACCACCATAACCATCTGCAACTCTTGCCTGTTCTTCAGCTAGTTTTTTTCTTTTCTCTGCAAGCCTTTGTTCAACTTGTTCAATAGTTTCAATTTCACTTAAAGCATCTTTTTGCGCTTTTGTGTAACTATATATTGCAACTCCTATCGCAGCAATTGCAGCAGCAACCGCTATAATTGGATTTGCAATCATTGCCGCAGTTAATAATCTAAATCCTGTTGCGGCTAAAGATAAAACTGGCCCCAATGCAGTTAATCCAGTCATTATTTTACCAAATATGATTAATAATGGCCCAGCACCAGCTAATATTCCGCCAAATCCTAAAATTAAATTTTGAACAAAAGGCGATAAATTTTTAAAACGATCTGTTAAACTTTTTATAAATTCAGATAATTTTGTAACGGCTTTAACAACCGCTGGCAATATTACAGTTCCAATTTCTAACAAAGAACTTTTCATTGTTTCCATTCCTTTTTTAAATTGGAATGATGCCGATTTTGAAGTTTTGTCAAAAGCTTCATCAGTTGCGCCCATTGTATTGTTTAGCGCTTCAAATATTTTTCTGTTTGATTCAACGCCAGCACCTGTTAAATCCAAAACACCTTTTAACGCTCGAACGTTTGGAAATAAATCCTTCATTCTTATTCCAGTACCTTGTAAACTATCCTTTAAATCAGTTAATGTATTTAATAAACCGTCTTGTTTAACAGATTTTTCTAAATCTTCAAAAGATAAACCTAAAGTTGCTAAAATTTGTTGTGATTTTTCAGCTGGTTTTTGCAAAGACATTAAAATCGCATTTAATTGCGTTGCACCTTCAGCAGCATTTGTTCCAGTTCTAGACATTGCAGCCATTGCAGCAGCAACCTCGTTAAAACTAACACCCATATTTGACGCTATCGGAATAACGCCACCCATAGAACCAGCTAATTGACTAGCTTCTAGTTTTCCCTCACGAACCGCAGCCGTTAAAATATCTGTTGCCTCCGATGCGCTTAAATTTTCAGATCCGTAGGCGTTTAATGCTGACGTAGATAAATCTGCAATTGTTTTAGTTTCACCAAGTCCAACCGCAGCAGCTTTTAAAGACGCCTCTAGTACTTGCATAGCCTCTTCGCCTCTTAATCCAGCAGACGTTATAAAAAACAACGCTTCAGCAGCTTCGTTTGCACTTTTACCAGTATCAATTGCCATTCTTTTAGCAGCTTCGCCCATTTTAGAAACTTCACTTGCAGAAACACCTACTAACGACTGTATTTGCGTCATTGATTTGTCAAAGTCTAAAGCTAATTTTGTAGCAGCTGCTCCAGCAGCAACTAATGGCAAAGTTAATCTTGTAGATAAAGATTTTCCAACGCCTTGCATTTTTGAGCCAAACGATGAAAGTTTTGAACTTGCAGAACTTAAAGCATTATTTAGCTTTCTACTGTCCCCTGTTATATTAACTTTTAATTCCTGTTGCGCCATAATTAATAAAATGTAGTTAGACAAAAATACAAAAAAAAAGACGCTTTTATTTAAACGTCTTTTTATGCATCATTGCGTTATATTTATCCAAAAATGCCTTCATTTCTTTTGGACTAGATTTTGGCTCTGAACGCTTCTTTTTTCTCGCATTATCAACTGGCAAAGAAAACAATTGTTCAGGCTTTAACATTTGCGATTTCTTTTGACAATTTACATTGTGTAACATCGTTGCAATGTATCTTGTTTGTTCCCAGTTTAAATTAACGTTGTTGTGATACGCTTCAGCTATTAAACCGTTTTCTCTCCAGGTTTGCCGCCAAAAATTATCAGGCGATATTCCTATCATTCCTATATAATAATCGGTTAATTTTTCAAAGTTTACTTCCTCTTTGACGGCTGGACCTTTGCGTTTTTTGGTTCGCCACCATTTAAAGAGTTTCCTAGAATTTTAGATTCTAGCATTGTTTCAACAATTTGATTAATTGTTTCTGCATCAATATCGTCTAACCAAGTCCCAACGCTATATAAATTATAATCTACTTCGTTGTTGTTTTCTAAATCGTTAGCCAATACCGCAGAATAAATTAATGCACGCAATCCATTTAATGAAACGCCTGACTCAAAAACAGATCCGATTTCTTGAAGTGAAATTCCCATTTGTTCGGTAAATTCCGCCCAAAAGTTCATAGAAAAATGTAAGGTTTTCTTTTTGCCGTTTACGGTTATATCAATATAACCTCTTTTTTTGTTTGTCATTTTTAAAAGATTTTATTATTAGTAAAAAAAAAAGCCACCGCCTTAAATAGACGGCGACTCTTATATTTTAAAACACTTGGTTAATTAAGCGTTTGTTGA